GATTGGGGATTTTCAGCGATGACCTATGCTCTCTGGGGGGCATTAAGTCCGGATGGCCGAATATATCTTTACCGAGAGTATGCGGCCATTAAGAAGAAGATTGTAGAGTGGGCCACAGAGATTAAGCTCCTCTCCCAAGAAGAGATTAGACATGTGGTAATGTGCAAGTCCGGTTGGCAAAACAGGGGAGAAGAACTCAATCTCGCTGACCAGTTTGCTAAGATTAGTGGACTCACCCCGGAAAAGCCGGAAAACAACAGGATCGCCGGTAAGCTGGCAGTTCAGGATTATCTTAGGTGGAAACCACGTCCTAAGTCTGTTGTATTAGCGTCCGCTCCTTTTGACGCTCATAAGGCAATGAGCATCTTAAGGACCCAAGGGACAAAAGCTTATGAGGACTACAGGTTGGCATTTGAGGTTCCAGAGGATGAGAAAGGGATTCCAAAGCTACAGGTTTTTAAGTCCCTCTCATTACTGAGAAAGACCATTCCTCTGTGTATCTATGACACATCGGATACTGATGGTAAGCCCTCGGAGGATGTTGCTGAGTTTGCAGGGGATGACCCTTATGACACGCTGAGATACTTGCTTTTGAGGGTTGATAAGATGAGGTCCCCTGTAAAAGAAGAGAAGTATCGACAAGAGGAAAGAGCCATTTATGGGCAGTTGGAAGCAACAGGAGATCAAACTACGTTTCAGCGACGCATGGCTCTGCATAAAGCGCCTGTTTCGATGCCTATCCGGAGATTTACTCGCGCAGGACAGCCGTGACACTGAGATTGCGATTATCAAAGAGTTGCACTGTGTTGAGTTGAGTACTTTGCAGTCCCTGTTAGATGTGGCAGAGGCAAAGATATGCCTTTATACCGCTCAAATAGGGGTTATGCGTAAGGGTCCTGCTGCACCCCGAACACCTCCTACTGGAGGGGGTTGGGCACAGCAAAGGGACGCGTTAAAACTGTATGACAGGAATTTACTCTTGTCTCGAAAGGAATAGAGTTGCCACAACAACCAAATACACACCTCGCCCCTGGAGGCGTCACTGCACGATACATTGGCGTCGCAGGTGGTGCAACGGTTAGATATTATTGGGTTCAGGCAGTATACGTGGCAGGTGTTTCTCCACTTGCCTCCGTACAGATCACGACCCCCTCCTCACTTACACTTGAGAACAGGGTAGGCATCCAGTGGAATCCGAGTCCCAATGCAATTGCGTACAATGTCTACTTTACAACCTCTGCTACTCCTCCATCCTCAGGGGCTATTGCTCTTTCAATGGGGGACTCCGCTACAGGGTTCAGCGACATTGGGACATCCAATGCTCCAATGACAGCAATGGTGCTGTCTAGGGGTATCAAGGAGGCCTTCCTGCGTTATGAGTTTGGCGTCGATGGGGGTGTTGTAAGTACTGTCAGTGCTTCAACAGCAGATGTTTTGCCGGAGGGTGCAGTTGTCTTCCTTGGGAATTGGTTTATTCCTATTGCTCCTGTCGGATCAGGCGCTTCTGTAGCTATTGGAGTCTTGGGAGGCACTACAAACTCGATCCTGGCAGCAACGGCAATTACATCGCTGACTCTCAATGCCACTGGCATCTGCGCCTGTCAAACAACTCCGTTTAGGGTTGCTGCAGCGGGGCAGCTAACAGTTACAATCTCTGGAGCTGCACTAACGGCGGGAAGTGTGGAGGCACACGTTTTCTACTATCTTCCGACACGGCTCTAGTACGGTTGGCACTCGCCCTCTTAGGTCGCGGGGTGTCATGGGGAAGGATCTTTTCGGCGGGAGCCTTCCCCAGTTTAATTCACGTGCTGAAAAGTTAAGCTAAATGGAATCCACAGTCTCAGAAGATGTCAAAGTCGCCCTTTTAGACCTTTGCCGCATGGCAGAGAAGGAAGACGACGGTGTGCGCAAGGCGCAATTGCGTGTCTGGAAAGAGCACGATAAGTTTTGGCATGGTGTACAGCAAATCTTCTGGTCTGAGTCCAGGCAAGAATGGCTCTCCATGGACGATACCGTGGGCCTTAACTGGGACTCCACATCGGGCATGGATGAGAGTGTATTTGATCATGTAATCAATATCTACAAGGCACACGGTGAGTCAATTATCGCTGCATTGAGTGCTCAAGTTCCAGTTGTTAGGTTTCCCCCCGATAACGCAGAAGATGAAGAGGATGTGATCGCATCTGTTGCGTACTCCAAGGTTGCAGACCTTGTTTCTCGGCACAACCGAGCTAAACTCCTTCAACTACAGTCCCTCTTGTTTTTGTGGAACGACGGGTTTGTGGCTGCATATCACCGAAATACCTCCTCTGAAAAGTATGGGACCGTTAAGATTCCTAAATTTAAGACCGAGGGATCTTGTTCTGCTTGTGGGGAGCAGTCCTCATTTGATCCAACCCAGCTGGCGACACAGCCAAAGTCCCCTGAGGTAGAGGGAGATCCTGTCCTTATCCCCAAAGACAGCGAAGATACTGACAGGATGGAGTTTGCACCAGTTTCCTGCCCTAGATGTGCAGCAGAAATGGTAATTTCCCACATTCTTGATGGTGAAACCGAACACATTAAGAGCCGAACAGAGATAAAGGTTTTTGGCGGTCTACAGGTTAAGGTTCCGGCCTACGCTGCGGATCAATCCGAATGTGGGTACCTGATACTGTATAGTGAGGTTTCTTCCGGTCAAATTATTGAGATGTATCCGGCCTTGCTAGATACTGATAATGTTAGTTTGTCTGCTTCGGATGACTATGAGCGATCTGTTCGCACACCGTCCAGTTTTGCCGGAATGGGAGCTGTTGGGGCAAACCATAATCTTGTCACACTGAAGAGGTTCTGGCTACGCTCCTGTCAGTTTAATGAACTTGGACTTACACAAGCAGCGGTGATAAAGAAGCTGAGGGCCACTTATCCTGACGGCTGCATGGTTACAATTGCGGGGACCCTGCTGCTAGATGTATCTTCTGAGTCATTAGACAGCTCATGGACTATTGGTAAGGGAGGGCTAAGCCGGTTTGTTCATGCCGATGCAATAGGTCAACCCCTGATTCCTATCCAGAAGATGACAAACACCCTGGCAAATCTGACAGAAGAGACTATTGAGCACGGCATCCCTGCTATGTATGCAGATGAAGAGGTGTTAGATTTTGAGGTGCTCAGGAAACAAAGGAATCGACCAGGAACGACAACTCCCGTAAGACGTACCCCAGGAGAGTCGGTGGGTCAGGCGTTTTATACGGCAGATCGTGCGACCCTGAGTAAAGAGGTTGCCCTGCACCAGAATTACTTGGAAAAGATGAGCCAGTTTGTAGTTGGTTCCTTTCCATCCATTTACGGGGGAGACGCTAAGTCCCGCACAGCAAGTGAGTACGCACAATCTCGGCAAATGGCACTCCAGCGTCTTTCAATCGCATGGACCTACTTTAACTACTACTGGGCTGCGTTGATTGAGAAGTCAGCAAAGTTGTTTATCTCAGGGATGATGACGGATGAAAAGTTTACGGAGCAGAAAGAAGGTAACTACCTCACTGTTTGGATACGTCGAGCAGAGCTACGTGGTGCTGTTGGGGACGTTGAGGCTGAGGGGGCAGACGGCTTTCCAATCTCCCTTGGTCAAAAACAAACCCTTTTGTTCAAGTTGCTAGAGATGAACAGTGAGCAGTTAAACGCGGCAATCTTCTCTACTGCCAATCGTGCCCTTTTAGGGGTGACTCTTGGTTTTCCAGAGTTCAAGATCCCGGGTCAGGACCAAAGAGCCAAGCAAGCTATTGAGCTTCAGTCACTCCAAAAAGGGGAGCCCGTTGAGCCAGATATGGACATTGATGATCACGAGTTGCACCAAGAGGTTTGTAAGGACTTCCTTGTGTCTCTTGAAGGGATAGAAATGAAGAAGAGCAACCCTCAGGCGTTTGGTGCTATTTTGAGTCACCTGATGATGCACAAGCAAATGGGGATGATGTCTGCCATGCAAGACATGGCTATGCAAGATCCTGGGCAACCGGGGCAAAAGGATCCTCAAGGAGAGGCTACGCAATGAGAAAGTTTCTACTCTTTCTGAGTCTGGGTCTCTTAGAGGCTCAGGTTGTGACACAAGGCGGCTCTAAGGCTGTACCGGTTGCGGGAGTTCCCGTCGCGTTGACGTCCACAAAGCTACTGGTTCGCTGGTTGGTTATTCAGGTTCCAGCTGCCAATACCGGAATTATATGTGTAGGTGGTTCAGATAGTATATGTGCTTCTGGAAGGGGAATCAGAATCACCGCTGGTCAGTCTATGGCTTTGAATCCTGTAGGGGAGCCAAAAGACTCCAATAGATATGACTTGAGCAAGGTTTTTGTTGACTCTACCGTTTCGACTGAGGGAGTCCAGTTTACTTACGCACAGTAGTAGGATAAAGATACCATGCTAACACTTATTCTTATTGGTTTGCTTGGACAGGTTATAGGGGGTGGTTCAGGCAGCGGGGCGACTGGGCCAACTGGTCCGCAAGGAGCAACTGGAGCAACTGGAGCAACTGGAGCAACTGGTCCGCAAGGAGCAGCCGGAGCAACTGGCTCAACAGGATCAACAGGATCAACAGGAGCAACCGGCGCAGCCGGAGCAGCTGGAGCAACCGGCGCAACTGGACCGGCTGGATCCTCTTCACCGGGCGGCTCATCAGGTGAGATCCAGTACAACAATGCTGGGGCACTGGGAGGGTATGCTCTGAACACGTCAGGCTCAGGTTCCTCTGCTACTCAAGTCGGAATGATGGCAGGTGTGCAAGCGGCCATTGACGCCAAAACACTGGCTGGTGCTGGAGCTGGAGATGCCTATAAGGTAGGTGTTCTTAAGGCAGACGGCTTGTCCCCTCGATTTGCGTATTACTCTTTCGTGGGGGAGATGACATTTGAAAAGGGGGGCAGCGTTTTAACGCCGGAAGGTTCCTGTGTACTGAGGGACCTGCCTTCTGCGGGTGTGTTTTCTTACGTGGCTATGGCCTCGACATCTGCCACGGCAACTACACCAACCGATGTCTCTGGGTCAGTAACAGTGCGATTCTATACCTCGCCCAGGTCGGGTTCTACTACATGGACAGCGATTGGGGATGTGTCGTTGACAAGTGCATCTTCTGTGGTAGACTCCACTTTAACGGGATGGACTACTGTGGTGGCGGCGGCTTCTCGCTTGGCAGTCTGTATAACAGGCACGCCCACTACAGTTACGAAGTTGGTGGTTTCCCCAGGATTCAACGCGGACCCGGCATAACTTATGCGAACAACACTTGTACTTTTAAGCGCTTTGGTTTTTAAACTTGCCGCACAGCCCTATAATGGCACAGCGGTGGGCACACTGACGTACGTTACAGGTGCACATGCTAATGGTCTACAGGGGACAAACTCGTCAAGCTCGTACTTTACTATCCCCTCAGGTGCAACCAACTTCTCTGGTGATTTTTCCGTGGGTATCAAGTTTAGGGATTTGGACAACGCCCCGAGGGAAGGTTATACGTCTTTATTTGAGGCGACAGGGATTCGATGTCAGGTATATGGTTACAGCGGTTCTGTATACTGTCAGGTCAATAGTAGTGGAGTTGATATTAATACCTCCACAACAGACGTTTCAGACGGTTCGTGGCATGAGATTTCCGTGCGTCGGACAGGATCAAGCCTTAGCATATTTATTGACGGGACAGCAAACAACCTATACGTTGGGGGTACCAACACGTCGTCAACTACGACAACCGTAAGTACAGTCAACCTCGGGACAGCAGCAGCTGTTTTCTTGGCTGTTCCTGTCATCAGCGCTGGGTCCCGCACCAACACAAGGCATGATGAGATATCCATCTGGACAACGGGCAGCCCGTCTGCCTGTAACCCATGCTCAGGGGGAGAGACAGGACTGCGTGCGCTCTACCATCTAAACGACAACCTGCTTGACGAAAAAGCATCGGACCCACTGGCGGCAGGGACACTGAGCTCTGGGATTGGTTTAAAAGTGACGGTCGCGACAAATGGGGGATCCCCCTATTCGTACTTGTTGCGTACAGGAACACCTATTAGCGGCGCTTTTT